AAACATATTCCTAAGATTGCGAATAATCGCAAGCTTTCCCATCTTGCCTTTTTCTAAAAGTTCTTGAAAGCTTTCTTTCTTATCTTGCCCACTAGAGAGCTTAGTTTCCCATGTTTCGGGCGTTGCAAGTGTATTATTGATCAATCTTTTCCAAATGGCTTCCTGCTCTTTAGTCTTGGGTTTAGCATGACATAAGAATAGAACGTCCCTAAGCTTCACAGGAGCATCTTTATTGTATTTGGCAAGCTGATATTCATCAAAGCGCGCAAATGCCATGGCAAGCCCGCGTTTCATTTGAGAGGTCAATCCTTTGCGTCCGTCTTTCCACCATAAGCTCAAAAGCTCTGTCATTTGATCGGGGCGAGTGCACACTCGATAGATTGCATCTTTAATATCATTGCAGCCTCCGCGCTTACATGCCTGAATTATTAAGAGAAGAGGCATATGACGAAGCAAACATTTTTCATGAATTTCTATAGCAAGATCAATTATTTTCTTTGCATTTAGACGCGAGCAAACATCAATAATTTGATCTGTAACAGTTTTGCCATCAACATAAAAAGTATCTTCCCATAGCATGCAAGCCATAGTAAGACGTTTAAGTTTCTCTATATCAGAGATATTAGTAGAAAGCGCGCCTTCATGAGTATATATCGGTTTTGTAACCTGAATATTTGTTTTCATTTGAAAAACTCCGGTAATAATTTGATTCACGTTAATTTAAATTGCTAAGTAAGTGAATCATTCGCCACGGTTTATATTAAAAAAGGACGGGAATAAAATAATCGGGGTTAACATTCCGACAAAGTATCCCAATTAATCGCCACGTCCAAAATAAATGCCTGGAATAAGCGAATTAAGCTAATTTGTATCCCGCTAAATGGTGCGGGATGAAGGATTTGCACCTTCATCACGATAACTAGAAGCAGTTATCACACTAAGTATCTCAATTCAATCGCCAAGGCAAAGTCTAAAAAGCTAGGAATGAGTTGAAAGAGGCGTGCATTCCCTCTTAAAAAGGGGGAAAGATGGGATTCGAACCCACTATATCCAAGTAACTCTTTCAGTCGCCATAGCTAAAATCTAAATTCCAAAAAAGGAATAAGCGACAAGAGCATTTAAGTGCTCTACCTACTGAGCTATGCGCCTTGCGAGCGCAATTGGATTTGAACCAATGACCACTAGAGTACAAGTCTAAGTATCTCTTATCTTCGCCATTTTTTGGTAAAGAATTATTATAACATTTGGTATGCTTTGAAGGCTAGAAAAAAAGAGAAGAATATATATTAAATATATTCTTCTTCTTCTTAAGAGGGTGTTGAAAAGTTTATAACTAGAGGTTTTTAGGAGTGGAAATGCTTGTCGATGTAATGTTAATATGCATATCATTATTTACAAGTTATCGACTTTATCAAATTTTATCGTCAATCAATGATCAATAAATTGACAACTCATGAACGGGATTTTCAACATTAGGCTGCCATTTGAGGCATTTGGGCTTGTCCCTGCTGAATTTGTCCTTGTTGAGGTGAACCTTCATTCATCAATTTAGTCAAATATTCATTTTGATTTGCTTCTTCATGAGCTTGCTGCTTCTCTTGATCTTCTATATTTTTTTGTTGATAGTCGTAGGATTGTATTTCAGCCATTTTAAGCTGAGTTTCAACTTCCCCATACTTCTGTATTACTTCCATCATTTGGGCGACTGCTTCCATTTTAGCTTTCGTTGAAAGAGCACGATTTTTGCTTATTTCTGAAATTCTTTCTTCTAATAACCCAACATTTGATTCGAAACGGCCATAACGCTCTTTAGCAGACGCCACATTATTAGCTGCTTTAGAATAGAGTTCACGTAATTTAGCATCTTCAACCGCATGTTTGAATGCTTGCTCTTCTTGTGCTGCTTGTGCTTGCTGTTGCTCTTGCTGCTGCATAATCTCAATAATCTGAGCTTTGCCAGTAATATTAAGCTTAGGTATAATCTGACTTGGACTAAATACTTCTCGTCCAAAAGCTTGATTCATTTCTAACATTTGCTGTGCTTGCAAGTTTTGCTGTGTAGGCGTAAGATCGGCTTCTTCTACGACTGTTTGGAAACGTGATATAATTTTCGAAAAGAAAAATGCCGTGGGCTCTTCACCAATAAGCAATTGAATCTTAGGCGCTTCCCAATTATTAAGAACTATTTGAAGTAATCTTTCGCCTAGAAGTTTAAGCGAATAATCCCATTGATCAAAATATTTTTGAAAAACCATTAGATTAGCAGCTTGCTTAATCATTGCTGTTAATGAACTTATTTGCTTGTCTTGCTGACCACTCCAATTCTCTAAATTAATACCTGATGTTTGAAAGATTAAATCAGCCATTTGCTGGCCAAGTTCTAAGTCTGACTGTGGCACAGCACTAGGTATAATTTTCTCGACGTCAGTCATTTCATAGCCTTCATTGACTATGACATCCCAACCTTGGCCAGATTTCTTAAGATTGTCTTCATTCGCTACTGCACCAACTTTACGTTTCCAACCTGCATTAATAGTTGCAGCTGCTATATCATTATTTGTTATTATTTTATAATTAAATAAGAACTGAGGATCTCGCATAGTTCTAATTAATGATCTAACTCTTAAATCATAGTAATTGATATGAGGTTCATAGTTCCAAAACACTGGAATAAAAGGGCATTCCGTAAAGCCTAATGGGTTATCATCTTGATACATCAATTGATCATTCAGAACTACAGCTAGTTTCCAGATTGGAACTTTTAGTTCAACAACTTCTAAGTCTGGAACAGACTGAAGAATATCAGTTAATAAAGGATCGTTGCAAGCAAAGTCGAAAAATTGATTGCGTTCTCTTGAATAAAGTTTTTTCTTCTTGGTTTGCCATTTGTACCACACATAGCTTAATACCATTAGATCATTACGGGCCATGTTGTAGTTTTCTGGCAGGAAATAGAATGATCCATAGCGCTGTGGTGTTCCAGCCATAGGCGCTATTGCTTCTGTTTTGTCGGGGAAACGATCTTCTGCTTCTTTTTTAGATATGTATTCCTGAGTCCAAACAAATTGAGCATCACTCATATCTGGAGAACGAAAGTATGGATCAACTAGGAATGAATTGTATTCCCATATTTTCAATTTTATACAACCCTGCGCTGGATCATTTCCAGTATAATCTAAATATGGTTGTAATAATACCATTCCGCTAACACAAGCTAGTTCGCACGCTTTAGAGAATTGCTCATGTATTGCACTTGTATTGCATACTTGTGTTATTAGTTTTGTATATTGATCTGTTGTTTGTGGATCTGAACCTTCAATTGACTGGTATGATATAGCCTTTCTGTGCTGGCGTTGTAAACCTGTTATCATGTTAACAGGCTGTTGGCACAAGTTAAAGTAGTACTGTTGATAGGATGTAGTAGGACTGAAATTAAAGTATCGGTTAACAAAGGTTTGAGAACCAGCGTAGAAAAGTGTATCTATATTTGACTGGTTCCAACGAGATTGTTCGATCGGCTGAAATTTGCTGTAGAGATTGTCAAGCCATTGGCGAACGTTGCCATTTGAAGGTTCTAAAGCGTTGTTCCAAGGCGGAAAATAGAAACTGATATTAACCTCTTATTAATGAAATATCATTTATTATTTATTTTTATAATATCATTAATTATTTTTTAATATCAACTTAATGCAAAGAAATTGGCGCGATTATGGCGCGATTGTGGGTTTTTGGCGCGATTGTCAAGTTAGATCCTTAGACTTCATTCTTTATCTGTCATTCTTTTAATATAATAACCCTATTCTGACACTAAAACCGTCAGATTAGAAATCAGAATAGGGTGTACCTTAAGTTGACGGTTTGGGAAAATCCCCACATCTCAACTTAAATTTAATAGGTTTGTTATTCCTAAAATTCATCGGCGGGAAAGGACGTGCAACAATCCCTTCCATTTCATATTCTTTTTGGGCAATTTTAGATTTAGGATGCGATTTTACGAATTCTAAAATCTCTTCTTCCTTCATAATACCAAGCGTAGGAGCAACTTCTATGTCTAATTGCTTTCCTATGGCTTCAATATCTTCTTTCTTCAGCCACCAGCCAGAAACAAAGATATCGAACATGCAAAAGCCATAATCTTTGCGGTAATTGCTCCCTTTCTGTATCTTGCCACCATAGCCCTCACCAAATAATATTACATAATCGGGCGAGTTTTCTGGCGTTCGAAAAGCTTTACTTAGCAATTCAATCGTAAATTTGCTATGTAAAAACAGCAAAAGCTCTTTAGGAATTGATGATTTTTCTGTACGGCCTTTGATTAGTAATATATCATTGCCATTTTCATCTTTCTTAAATATTATCCTTATATTTGTACCGTCGATCTTCTCATCGACTTGCCAATTGCGGATATTGCCAAATTCGGGTTCGCTATAATCGCCTATCTTTAAAGGATTAACGTCTTTGCTTTTGCTTTTGAACTTGCCATTCTCATCAAATTCTATCCCGTCACGCTTATATAGAGATTGTATCTTGCTATATTCCATTAAGCTGCTAATAACTCCTCGTCTTTATCTTTAACAATATCAACATGAAAGCGATAGCCATATTCATCGCCATATCTTTTTATGGTTTCAATAGCGAATTGGATCATGTCCTCAACTCGTTGGCACGGAGGCTGCTTCAAGTTAACACACAATTCTAGATTTTCTGGGCGATTATCTTGTCTGTTGCCATTGATATGATGAGCAATTTCATCACGTTTTAAATGCCTTTTTAATTTCAAACCTAAAGCATATCTATGTTCTTTTAATATATATTTTTTATTTGTAAGCATGTCAATTACATGACACGCAAAATATCCTTTACCATCATCCCAATGATTTAACCATTTAAGCCTACGATAGAAGTATGCATCGTCGGGAATAGATTCAGTTCTTTTAGCCCAATATTTTCTTCTACTTAATTTTATTTTTATCGGACATCTACCCATCACTCAAAATCTCTTTCAAAATCATCATTTTCGGGACGTGCACGCTCGCAAGTTCTTTCCTTAAATTTATGATCTTTCCATTCTTTTCGAGCTTCTTGAGCTTCTTTAAGCATAAGATTTGCAAAGTCTTCAGCATTCTTAACGCTAAGATCGAAATTAGTTTCTTCTAAATCATTAATAGCCATATAAACATTAATATATGGCTTTGCCATCCAGCTATTAACTTTACGTGTTACATAAATTGCGTCTTCTTTTTCTTTATTAATTATTTTCATTGGTTTTCCTTTCAAACGTTTAAATTTAACTGTTTTATTTATTGGTTTATAGATTAAAGTCATTGGAAATTTCTCGCGCCAAAACGATTTGTCCAGTATTCCTGTTGACGTTTATTATGCTCTTGATAATCATAGGTGCTAATCTTATGTGTATAGCAAGCATAGCGGAGTGCATCGATTGCATGATCGTCTTTTTTTATCGGTTCATCGTCCCCTTTTTCGCTGGCTTTGCTATCCCATGTATAACTCTCTATTTCGCGAATAAGATTAGGACATTCTTTGCAAATAAAAAGTGAGCCTTTTTGCATCTGGTCGCCTAGATGCGTTATGCCATTATATACATCGTTATCAGCATCAACGGGATGAAAGCCACGCTTGCGCAAGTCAACTTTAAAAGCTGCTGCACTTGGATCAATGTAAAGCTGCTTTACACCATAAGGCTCTAAGAAATTGCTAATATCATCGGCGTATTCCGAGTTTGTCTTTTGCCTTCCTTGCTTTTTAGAATCCCAAAAGTATTCTTTTTCAACCCACATAATAGGATGATTTTGATCATAACGTCCCGTGTTGACTCCTATTAGCACACAGGCAAATGCATTAGATGTTCCGACGTCTATGCCTGCAATCCAATAATCAGCAGCTCTTGGGGGCTTTTTAACGACATATATATCTTTGTCGAAGAAGTCGAATATTGCACCTTCTGCAAGACACCACATGCCTAAATAATTGCGTTTGTGGAATAGCCCGCCTATGTTTTTAATGCGATCTTTATAGCCTTGATCAACATAAGGGTTATCATCAAGGGTGAAATGCGATGAATAATAGTTCTTGTCCCCTGCTATGCCTCGATCAATCCATTGTTTAACTATATGGCTTGGATATGTTGGGTTCATGGTGGCTATTCCCTTCGACCATGGGCATGACAAGCGCGAATCAATCATCTCTATAATAGAGGTAGGATAAAGCGTCATCTCATCACAGTAGACTAATGACATTGTTTTACCCTGAAATTGTCCAATTGCGCCTTCATCTTTGGCACCAATTGTTTTGATTTCCTTGTCAAAAAATGTTAGCTTACGTACGCTCGAACCTTTATGCCATGTTACGAAAGGCCTAAATATTGCAAAGGTAGGAGAATCAAGGATTAAAGAGATGACATTATCATATATAGTTGTAGCTGATTTGCCCACGATCCAAATTTGGTTGTCAGGGCATTTAGCTGCCTCGATCATAAAAAGAAATGTAGCACATACAGTTTTGCTCGAACGTACAGAGCCATGCGCTATGTTCCATCGGGCATTTGCGTGCGCAATAAAATCGAGTTGCTTTGGCGATAATATTTCTTTCAATTCTTGAGTCATGAGTTACCAAGTATATCAATTTCAAATTAAAATTACAAGGAAAACAAATGGAATGGATACCTTTTATAGGCTATTGTCTAGGACTCTTAGTTATAACAATTTATCATATGCGTAGAGTAGATAAATACATGCAAAAACAAGAAATCATTAATGAGAAAATCACTGAATTTACAACACAAACAACAAATTGTTTTAGTATATTATTAGCCGGACCAGAAGAAAAGGGAATTAAGAATGAACAAAATAAAAATTGAATGTTCGCAATGCAAAAAAGAAATTGGAAATGAGGAATATATTACATCATGCTACCCTATTTTATGTTATAAATGTTTTTTTGAATTAGAAGCCTCCATTAAGACAAAAGGACTTACTCAACACGATGAACTCATATTTAAAATAAAACAAATGATCCAACGGTTGGAAGCACTGCCCAAAGAAGCCTCATATGCGCCTATTAATCATATTGATTTGCATAGTATTTATTATTTATTAATTGAAATTATTGAATTAAGATAAGGAGTTAGAAGATGGATCAAAATAAAAGTTATAGCCAAGTGCTTGAAGAGCTGGCTGAGGATTTAGATAAGCTTAAAGATAAATTTGAAACGTTAACATCTTACGAAGATTTTAGTCAAATAGTCTATCAGTTCGGGCTATTTCATTTTTACATTGCGTGCGATAATGAAGATATCATTAAGCAAGTAGGACTGATTAGTATACAATCAGCTAGGCAAATGAAAGCGCTAAAAAGACTTAAAAATGAATTTGAAGGATATATGAATGGAAAATAAATTGAGTGATGAAGAAATAGACAAAATTGAAACAAGAATCAAATATGAAGTGCGCGCAATTTTATTAAAATACAGCACTAAAATTGATATACTAGCTGTTTGTGCTATCTTAATTCATTGTGCGTGGGCAATTCTTTTTCTTACATTACCTCGTTACAAGGTAATACAATTCGTTTTTGACGTAGTATTTCGCTCTGAAAAAAACTATGATGATTCACAAAATAATTCAATGTAGTTTACTACAATCAATTTAAACCCTTGATTGCTAATGCATTATATTAGCAATCTTTTTTTTACCAAAAAATCAGCTTGTGATTATATTTGCTGTCATGCTATATTGCTGTCATATGTATCCAATGAAGGATTCTACAAGGAGTTAGGAATGAATGATATATCCAAAAAAATAACTCAAAAAAAGCTTGATTACTACAATTCTGGAAAAGAAAGGTAGAATAACTATGAAAATGATTAAGGAGTTAGAAAATGAGTAAAATATCAGAATATTGGGATCCATCCGGCCTCATAACTTACAAAAGCGACCCCGACGAGGAATATGATTTGTATTGTGTATGGTTGCAAGAAAATGAGCAAGAAGATGATGAGGACGATGAAGAGAAAATAGAAATAACTTATAAAGATTTTTTAGATCATATTGACCAACTAAAAGAAAACTGGTGGCAATATCTCGAGAAAACAAATGGTTCTACGTTTTTAAGAAATACTAAAGTTTATTTAACTCAACAAGCTTATATAACAGGAACAAGCGAATGTCCTTATTATGAAGCACATGCTATTGATAAAGAAGGTAAACAATATTTAGTTCAATGGAATTTAAAGCCTGGACTTAACCTTGACGATATAGAAGATGAATCATTGGCTTGCAATTGGGAAAAACCAAATTCCATTCAGTTAATAAATTAAAGGATTAGAAAATGAAATTACAATCATTATTAAATTTAATTAAAAAAATGGATTTACCCATTACTTATACAAGAAATGACATTTTTGAAGTTAAAGGCCCTAAATATTATTTAACATGCATTACTCAATCCGGTGTTATTGAAGATGATGAGTCGATGATAGGATCTGTTTCAATATCTCCTAATGGAACGCGTCCAGATTATTGGTCTGATTATCACCCTGGATTTTTTCCTAAAACATTAAAGGTTATAAAAAAATATTTAGAAATGAAGGATTAGAAAATGGACATGGAAAAATATAATGAATTTTGTAACAAATTATTAGATTTAACAGAAGAATACAAAGGTCATTTGCCTTCTAATGAAATATGAGTGCGTATGATTGCAATGGCTACTAACATGTTGCTTTATTGTGCTCCTAGTGAAACGATAGGGATGAAAACAATTATGGCAGCTGTAAAGATAGGTATAAATGAATATGAAGAGGAGAATTGAAAATGGATGCTAGACAAAAATACATGAATCAACTCGATGAAGATTTACAATTATTATTTAAAAAATATCAAGATCATTTAAAAATCATTGATGTTGCTCAAGTTTTAACAATACGAGCTACAACTATGCTAATTTTTACTTTTCAAAATATTGAAATAGCAAAAACTGCATTAAATGAATTATTTGATGCAGATTCAGATTTTATCAATAAAGGAATTAAAGAATGAAAAGAATATATTTGTTTATTGAATGTGAAATTGAAGATATAACGGAACATTTAAATTCCATCAAGGTTATCGCAAAATTAGTTGATTTTTATAACAATTCCTTGGTTATAGCAGAATCAGAAGAAAAGGCGTTAGAATTATGTTGTTTATACAATAAAGGAAAAATTGAAATGGGCAATTGTTGCTATTATGGAACAATTTTTCCAGCCATAGAAGGACATGACGATGAAGAAGAGGAGAACTAACCATGACTCTTAAAACATTAACAGTTAGAATATCAGAAGATTTACACCGCCGTGCAAAAGCGCGGGCTTATGAAGTTGGCATGAATATTCAGATTTGGATTTCTTCGCTCATCATTGAAGAGCTTTTAACTGTCCCTAGAATTCGCGCTCTTTCGGATGCTTCTATTGAGGCTGAATTAGAAGAGTTAATAGTAACCGACGCCTGCAAAGAAGAGATTTGATTCATAAGCGACGAGAATGCTTCACTAAAAGACGCGCTTTCGTCGCTTTCATTTTCATATCTTCTGTCCCATCCAAATCTATTACGCATTAGCATTTGTAGAGTTGCCGTATTTGCTTTTGTATTTTTCCCTAATGCTGAATCGCCTACAACCTTTTCCCAAAAGCCATAACCTTTTGTCTTTGCTACTTCCAAGGCTGCCTCATCAAAGATTTCTGGATAATCTTTTATATAATTATCTATAGATTTATAGGTAAGATTAATAGTTGGATGATCAAAATACCAAGATCTTTTAGATTTTCCCGCTGCCATATGTTCGCAATATTGCTTAAAAGCTTCTTTTCTAAGCTTATCAGTAGTTAGCTTTTCATTATTTTTTCTGCCGAAATATGCAGCTGGTGTAACCGTTCTTTCTTTTTTCTTTTCTAAATCTTTACTCATCTAAAATATTTCCCTTAAATCAGCCAATTTTCTACATTTGCACCGGGTTAAACCGCATTTAGAACACACAATTATTTCCATATCATCTTTGCGTTTAGGTAAATATCATCGGGCTCGCCGTGAAATTCATTCTTTGAATCATCCACATAAGTTTTCAAAACTGGATCATTTATTTGAAAAGTAACAGGATCATATAGCAAAAAATCCTTAGTCAATTTTCTTTCACTATCTTTGCATACAACTTTTAATTCAATCATTCTGCCTCGATTTTTTTTCTACTAGTTTTAAATAATGTATTTCTTCTGCAAAAAACAGATCGCATTTTGCAAGATCATTTTCAATATTTTGATTACGCATCTGCATTTTTTCCATCTCTTTGTAGATAAGTTTTATATAATATCTGCATCTTGCAAGGCTGTATTCTCGTTTGCCATCGTCGTGCATTTGTGTTCGTGCAGGCTTCATTTAGTCTTCTCCAATTGCATAAGCATATTTGCATCCTTGCCCATGACTTGAGGCAAGACTCCATTCCATTTTTGGATTGCTTCCCATGTTATCAATGCGCCTGTTAATGATTCGCTCATGACTTGATTTGCTTTAGCTTGAGCTTGAGCCTTTAATATCGCTGCTTCTGCTCTTCCTTGAGCTTGAGCCACGATCTTCTTCGCTTCTGCTTCTGCCTCTCTTAATTCATTCTCTCTTTGCTGTGCTCTTTGCGTGGCTTCTATCTTGCTATTGAGAGCTGCTATTACGCCTTGAGGGAAAATAAACCTATTAATCAAATATATTCTATTAATCTCTATCCCCAATGGCTTAAGATCCTTTTGTACTTGCGCTTGCACTTCTTTAAAAAATATTTCTTTTCCGCTGCTATAAAGATCTTCTATTTGCACTTTACTTGCCTGGACATTCAGTGCATCCCGAATATAGTTTCTTATAAAGATATGGCTAATCTCATGCATGCCTTTTCGATATTTTTGAAAGATAACAGGGACATAAGAAGGATCAAGATGATAAGTTATCCCTATTTCGGCATTGACACTCATGCCTTCTTTTGTCTGAAAAGCAAATAGATGATCTCCTTCCCAAGTAATATTTTGCTCAAAGATAGGGAAAGTATAAACTTTTTTCCATGGAGCAATCCAATGCATACCTACATTCAATTCTTTGCTTTCTACGCCCTTGGAGCTGCCAAATAGATCTACGACTACGCCAACATAGCCAGGTTTGATAAGAGAGAAGCACAGTAGCCATGATAAAAATAATATTCCTAGTAAAGAAGCGCCGCCAATTTTCATAAATTTTTTCTTTAATTTTAAAGCTTCTTCCATTTCTCTCTTTAATTGTTCTTCACTTTTCTGATAATAAAAACTCACAACTCTATCCTTATAGGTTTATTGACTGGCTGATAATGCACGTTCATTATCGATGCATTTACACTTATACGGCCAGGAAATTTTTCAATTTGGCCGTAACCCTCATGAATATGGCCGTATACATGCAATTTTGGCCTTAATTTATACTTTAATTGGCCGTATAATGTTGAGCTTCCGACATGCAAGCCGTGCAAAGTTTTATCTAATGTCTTATAAGGGGGCGAATGAGTTATCAAGATGTCTGTATCATCTGGTATTTTTTCCCATTCCATCCATAGCTCATGCTCAGTTTCTTTAGTAAAGGCTTTAACATGGGGATTCATTCCTTCAAAAGCAAGAGTCCACGGTGAACCCCATATCTTTAATCCTTCAAATTCTGTTCCGCTATCGCAAATATATTCATAAATAGGTTTTTCTTTTTCATCTAATAAAAAGTAAGCTTTCTTTGATATTTTAGAATCAATTAAATGATTATCATGGTTGCCCGCAACATATATTATTTTTTTATATTTTTGAACTTCCATCCATCTATAAAAAGTGCTCCACTGACAAATTTTATCGGACGCTGTTATATCACCTGCAATTATTAATAAATCTCCTCCTTCAAGATCTGGTAAATGGCCATGCAAATCAGCACAGCAATCAATTTTCATGATTCAACCATACATTGTTCACATTCCTCTTCATCGTCTATAGCTTCACAATTATATATATAAATAAGTGCGGGCTCATCATCTGCATGCCGAGAATTGCAATATACTGTTTTGCCTCTCAAAAGATTTTTAATATCTTTTTTATCTAATTCGATTGTAATAACTAATTTTTTATTTGCATTGGCTAGCATACTTTTTCCATGAGTTGAGTTAGAATAAATAAAATTTCTTTTATATTCATCCACGTCAAGATTACAAATATTAATATAACAGCTCTTAAGATCATTTATTCCTCTCTATTTTTCCCGACATCCCACATAAAACAACAAAATTTAATATAGTGAAAATCATAATTGTCAATTGCATGCGGCACACCTAACCTTATACCATGGCTTAGTATCGTCTGATAAATCTGCCATTATTTCTTTTTCATCTCTATCATATCTTCTTCTAGCGCATTTACCCGATTAGATAATTGCCAATAACTTTTAAGACTCAGGAAGTCCAAAAAGAGAAGTAAAGCGATAAGCAAACTCATAAATACTTCCATATCGTTAAAATGGTAAGGAATCATTTTCTTTTGCAGCTAAATGTAAATCTAACTTCTGCTTGATCGCTTCCATAAACTGCGCATTAGTTGTTTGGGGGTATAGCTGCCACCAGGGCACAAAGCTTTTGCTTCCATCGGGCAATTCAAGGATAAAATTAGGTAGATTTAGCCAGCTCTTCCCATTGCTCTCTAAATGGGCAATTCGCTTCGCTATGATCGTTGGTTCTTTTAGTGTTGCTTTGATATCGAGATATCCAACAACTTTTCCTTTATTCGCTTTCTCATAATTCAAAATTTCAATTGTCATTTTCTTTCAACATTAAATAATTTATATATAATTCCACTTGCCTAGCGGCAGCTTGCACAGCTTCTAAAACCAATTGTAAATCCGCTTTACAATCGATCGAAGGCGAGCTATGTAAAGCCTTCACGTAGACAAGTGTTTGATTAAGCTCTTGAATGATTGGATCTAAAACACTTATAGATTTAGTCTTTTTTAAATTTAGATTTTTTATCATTCCTTTTCCTTTTCTAGTGTTAGATAATGATGCAGAAACCGCACTTTGTGGATAACCCACATGCATCATCTCCTTGATATTTTCTTGTACTTTTTCTTTAAAGACATCAAACCATTTTCTTTTCAGCTAACTTTTAATAACGCTAGAAATACTTAAAACTTTTTGATCAGTGAATTTAGCAAATTTAAAACTTATATATTTATTTAAATCTTGACGCTTAATCCATTCATCTAAATCTTTTGAATCAGTAATAGGAGTTTTATTTTCTGCATGTGCGTAATAAGAGCTATTCCAGATTCTTAAACTGGGAGATTTCTCATCTACTGTAACAATTTCAGGATAAAGGATATCTTCTTTCCAATTTCCTCTTTCATCGACATATTCTCCAATAGCTATATATTGATCTTTAATCATTTTGTTTTCTTCTTTGTTTCATTTTTTAATTCTAAATGTCTATAAATTAAAGGAGTATAATGATTCCGATTATCATTATTACTTTCCTTCCTTATAGAATCTTTTTCTTATTTAGGTTTTTCCATTCATTAATTATACGCTTTTCTGTATTAAAACGGAAAGGATAATTCAAAATTTTCTTATAGAAAATATCCGGATCCACATAATAGGGTGATCCACGGCTAGCCTTTGAATTTCGTCTAATAAAAGAACCATGAAATAGACCTGGATATTTTAAAATCATCCACGCCAACCGACACGGCCCCATTACGATGTCTTTACAAATAAAGTATTTATCAGCGAATTCTTTTAGTGTTAGCAAGCATGGGCTTGTGCGCTGATTTTTTTTCATATGCTCAATTTCTTGTATTAAATTCTTAATTTTACTTACTTTGTCTTTTCTCATATCTTGTTTTTCCTTCTTTTCTCAAATTTCTAAAACTTCTGTCTTTATGTTCTCTTGTTTCTAATTTCAATTAGCACCTCAAGGGTATAACTTTCTTATTATCAGTTACAAGAGGATGTTTAATACTTTTTTCTTTATAGATTATCACACAAGCATAGTATTCTTCAGGAGAAGCGAACCGAATATCTTTTAAAATTAAATTATCGTTATTCAAGAATATATTAATTTTTTCTTCCAGATCTTCTGGCATATCGCCTTCTAAATATTTAACTTGCCAATGCATACGTTTTCCTTAATGCTTTAATATCGTCGAGCCCCAGCACTCGCAAATTTTCGTCTGGAAAATACTTCTTAAATCTTTTGATCTTTGTGGCGCTTCTTTTGTCCATGTAGCCTTTAATTTCAATCCATTCCCATGAGCCGTCCATATATGTAATCTTAAAATCAGGCTTATAATTTGTGACACCGCGCTTGATACCTTCGAAGTAGAATGTAGTAGGCTCATATTCCCACGATTTAATAACCCGAGCCTTTTGCAGTGATGAGAGCCATAAGGCATAGGATTTTTCCCAATCGGACTTAAAGTAATGATTTTTACCGTCAATTTCGAACCATCCTTTTTTTGAAGTATATTTCATTTTTTATCCCACCAAGCCATGCAAGCAAGAAAAAGTAATCCTAAAATAAAACAAATGATACCTCCTAAACCAGAAGCGTGTTTATCTACAAATTCAATCCAGGTCATAAATCCTTAAACGATTCTGAAATTTCTTGTTGTCTTTCTTGATCTAATTTTTTTTCTTCTAAAAACCATTCGGATTTAATATTTTCTTCAACTATACTTTTAGATTTTAAAATTAAACGACTTAATTTTCCTGTTTCATATATCATCCACTCTCTTAAAAATTGCTGAGTATTTGAATGTCTTTCTGTCCATCCTACATAAAGAACACCCTCACAAATCAATCTCATTTCTAAAATATCTTCATTTTCAGTGGTATGGATTTCAAAAGAAGAAACCTTTGATCTGTCTATGTAAGTCCAACTATTTTCATGTATTATTTCTATCCAAAATGAATTCATAAATCCTCTAATCTTAAATTTCGCTTTCTTAATTGTTCCATGACTTTTAACTTAAAATCTTTATCCCCAAATTCCAAATATGCAGTCTGCATTCCGTTTTTAAAATCGACATATTTGTAACCAAGCTCAAAATCGTTTCTTCTTAGCTTTTTAAATAGGGCATGAACTTTTTCGGCTAATGCCTTATCGCTATCCGCTGTAGAGGCCATTTGCTGCCCTTCCTTTGAATTATTGTTGAGCCACGCTAGGATTGACTTCCTGTAGTTCTTTCGTGGCTCAGAAACGGCCCATTCAGCGCACAGAGCCAATTGCCTTTCAATATCTAGGTTTGGAAACTTCTCTTTCCAGGCTTTCTTATCATCTTCGCTTATGTTTAGGAATTTTCTATTTTCAGAATCTAAAATAACTGGCGCTAGTCGCTTGCTTGCAAGCGAATTCTTGGCCCCCTCTACTATGTTTGTTTTATGTGTAGTTGTTATATGTGTATCCTTATATATACATTTGCCCTCCAGGGCACCTCCATTTGCCCTGTAGGGCAAATGCGAATTACTTTTTGAATCTATCCAATCTTCATTCGATAAAGCATACCATTTAGTTCTATCCCTCTTATCTTCATGATGATAATATTCAACTAAGTATCCATGTTCGACAAGATCCTCTAATGCTTTACGAACCTGCTTAAAGGAAAGATAAGAAAAGTAAGAGCTAATAGTCGCAATGGTGTCATACATCCAAGTGCGACCATCAATTTGATGCTTTCCTTTGATCTTGTTCTCTTCGAGCCAAAAGAAGATGTGATTGAAAATTATCGCTGCATTAACATTTTTCGTTTGAGTAGCAACGCCCACGTTGAAGGAATGGGTTTTAGGAGAAAAAAATGGAGGATTTTTATTTTTTTGGTTGTGAAAATTAGATTCTTCAGATATGATCCCAGACAAAATTCACCTCGGAAATGGATTTTTATTCGGGCCGATCAACTTGGTGGGAGATCGGTCCTTCTTTTTTTAGTGCTCCTAGTCTAGTTTTTTTTCAATTATTTTTCTAGAATCTTTTTTTACATTAAGATCTTTAAAAGAAATTATACATTCATATTGATTTCTTCCTTTAATAACCTGCAAAGATGGAAAACGTCTAAATGCCTCCTCCGCAAAATCTTCTAAAGAGACATATCCATTCGTAAATTCTACTATTTTAAGCCATGTTCTTTCTGGGAAAGGCCTGCTTCCACTTAAGGCCGCATGAAAATTAGTAGTAAACATTCCTACACGTCTAGCAATTTTGTTAATGCAAAGGCTATTTACATCAATATATTTTTTTAATTTCTCGCTTGCTTTCATAAAATAATTTCTATCCCTTTTCTTAAATTCTTGTTTTAGATATCGTATTGCTTCATGAATTGATGATCATGAAAAATAGAGTGCAAATCTTACGCAAATGTGGTAATATTTGTAAAGTTCATGAGGAAAATATGTTTGCAATAAGTGCTCAAGAAGAACCGTATGTTGATGAATATAAAGAATATACGCTTCCACTGCTTTGCGAGAATAAAATATATGAAGTTTGCAAAGATATTATTTTAAAAGGAAACAAAACAAATTATCAGGCGATCTATGATGCTATGTATGAGCTAGTAGAGGCTGATATTGAACAAGGAGAATAGAAATGGATAAATTAATGTCAGATAGCATTGGCGAGCTTACAGAAGCCATGGCAAAAGCTAGGCTTGAGTTTAAGCCGATTATTAAAAATAAAACTGTGCAAATTGATACTAAGTCAGGAAGAAAAATTAAATATTCATATGCCGAACTTCCTTTAATTTTGCAGGCTGTAGAAGGAGCTTTAAGCAATCACGGCTTATATCTTTTTCAGCCACCATTTGATAACGGCAATCGGACATTGGTCACGCTTCTGTCGCACAAGTCGGGTCAATGGATTATGTCAAAGATGACGCTTAATAATGCAATCGATACCAAAGAATATGGTGCCCAAATCACCTATTATCGAAGGTATTCTGTGTGTGGATTATTGGGGATCGCTGCCGATGATGATGAAAGCGAAGAACAGGTAGAAGGAATAAAGGCAATTGCTGAAAAGCCGAAAGAAGAAGCCAAGCCAGTTGAAAGCCTTCCTCCTATGCCACTTCTTAAAGCTCTTCTCGATTCTGTTGATAAAGTAAATCCAGAGTTTTCAAGAAATTTATTTAATTTCTATAAAATAGAAAAAATCGAGGATATGAAAAAAGAAAAGCTCAATTGGTTGAAAGAAGAGATGGTTAAAAGATTAGAAGAAGCAAAAAAATAAGAGGAAAGGAATTAGAAAATGATACAGTTAGAACAGAACACGCCCCAGTGGCTTGAATTTAGAAAGAATAAGATTGGCGCTTCTGAGGCGCCAATTGTAATGAAAAAGTCTCCTTATCGCACGCCGTTTCAGCTATGGGAAGAGAAGCTATCATTAGCCGATCCTCAAAAGCAAAATTGGGCGATGCAAAAGGGACATGAAAATGAACCAAGAGCAAGGGCAGCATTAGAAGAAATAATCGGAATGCCCCTACGGCCTCAAATTAGCCTTTCTGGGCAACGATCATGGATGATGGCTAGTTTGGATGCTTTAAGCGAATGTAGATCGATTGCAGCCGAAATAAAGCATGTTGGCGAGGAAACGCATGAAATTGCCAGGCAAGGAAAAGTTCCTGATCAATATATCCATCAATGCCAGCATATTTTAGAGTGCGAAGGTTTAGATCGAATGATCTATTTCTCTTGCCACAAAGAAGAGCGCATCATTGTTTGGGTTGGCAGGGATGAAAAGATCATTAAGGAAATGTTAGAAGAAGAAGAGAAGTTTTATGAGTGCGTCCAGAACTTCAAGCCACCCGAAATGATTGACCGCGATTATGTTAAAAGAGATGACTTAGATTTAATTATGAAGATGGGAAGAATAAAGGAATTAAAGCCTTTATTGGATGAATATGAAAAGCTTCGTAAAGATGTAATCAAGATATGTGACGGCAGAAATACCGAAACGCCTATAGGTAAAGTATCTAAATACTTGACAAAGGGAAGGATTGATTACGGATCTATTCCAGAATTAGAAGGGATTAATTTAGAGCAATATAGAAAAGAGGCGTCAGAATGCTGGCGCATAAATACAAATTAATCTATAATTCTTAATGTTCGAATAGAGGATGATAATACAGGTGGGAGCGGTTCCCACCTTTTTATTTTTATTTATATTCAGCCCAGTCTATTACGCCTTCATCATAGGCTTCTTTCTGTTCGTCGTTTCCTAGTTCTCTAGCAGGATCATTATTCCTTCTATGCTTTGTATCCTCATCCTGAATCTCTTCTACGCTTCTAGGATGTCCAGGGCATTCATAAGCATTGCATATCTGCATGGTATAAAAGCCTGCACTGAATATTAGTAATGAATATTTTAATATTTTTAAGAATGTTCGGTTTTGCATTTCTGCCTCCTTATTTTTACAAAAGAATATTATGTTTGTAAAAGATTTTTGCAAAGACAATCTTGATTTTCAAATATAATTTTGCTAAAATGTTCCAATGGCAAGAAGAGTTTCGCACGTTTTAGATACTGACTATAAGTTAGAAAACTATGGTTATGGCGAATGGGTTGAAGAACCTGATCTTATCCTATTTAATTATAAGCAAATAAAATGCAGGATTGTAAGGGATATCAACTTTGGCTTCTTAGGTGGCTATATTCAAATTCCAAAAGATCATCCATGGATCTTAACAGGTAAATATAATCTCAATTTTATCGATTCAAGAATAGATTATAAATTGAAGTACTTAGAAAAAGAAGAGGACAAGGAATTTTGGATCGGTTTTTATTGTGACTCAGACTATGATTATAAGCCCAAATCTGAGTATAAAGGATTGATATATAAGAATCTGATTAAGAACGCAAATATTTCTACATATAAAAATATTAAGTATGTAGAAAGGCAATGTGAAGTTTTAGTTAACGATATGTTAAAGAACTGTAAAGAAAGTCAGCTCATTGCAACATAAGTGCTATTATCGGACTCAAAAAACTGGCTTCGTAGCCTAGTAGTAAAGGCGCCGATCTGTCCAATCGTGAAACGTGGGTGCAACTCCCACCGAAGCCGTAATGAAGAAAAATATATAAAATTATGATGATTCAATTAAATCCTAGCATTCCTTTGATAACATCGAAAGGAAATGCATTAGCTCATTTTTTAATAGATTATGGTCAAGAACATCATCTTGAATGGGTTTGTTTTTTAGAAGATAATGGCGAATGCTGGACTTTTCAGAATCCCGATATCAGAGCACAGAAAAATATTACTCAGGGAAGAGATAAAATTTCTGAAATAAAAAAACCCGCAAAATCAATTGCGGGTCAAGGAATTAGAAATGAATGATTTTTAATTACTTATTTTTCTAGCATAATAACACAAATTCTAATAACAATTTCCTTTACCGAAAAGGAATGCGATATGTCAAATCACGCTTGTGATTATAGAAAAAGGGAAAATTTATGTCTGCATTTTTTTTTGCCAAACATAAATGTCTCCTTTTTTAATAATTAATGATATCCTATGGCCATTCCTGTCAAAGTCGCTAATCCAGTGGGGCTATTAGTTTTAGCCCATGTAATTGTAAACCCATCGGAAAGAAAAGCTGAAATATATCCTAATTGATACGCTGTGCCTGAAGTTCCTACGACTATAGAATATGTAGTTACAGGATTTAGATCCCCGGCCGATATATTTAAACATGCATGGTTAGTACCATCGTCGACGCCATTAGTAGAATAGGTTTGAGTCAATGCGGAGTCTGCATTTATAGAAACAGCCAGGCTCATGACGGCTACCGGCTTAAATGATAGTCCGGTAAAATTTTGAGTACCAGATGCGGTGGAAACATCATAAGTAAAAGAAAATGCTTGAATTTGAAAAGGATTAGCCCAAGAAGGAGGACTTCCAGTTGTCGCTGTTAAAACCTGTCCGGTTGTGCCATCTGCCAGCCATTCGGGTACCCCTGAACTGGATGAAATAAGCGTGCCATTGTTTACCGCTGCCAGACCTCCAACTACGTTCCCTGTGGTTGAGTATAAGAGTTGGTTGGCTGCTGATGTCGCCAATTGAATGGGTTGTTGCGTCTGCGTAGTTACGTTATTAGTTGATGATGTCGATAAATATGTAATTACATCATAAATGATATGGCCAGAACCTGTTATTGCATCTGTATTCGTAGAATAAATAGAATTATATGAAGATGTTAAAGTGGTATTAACGGTTAAGGCTGAGGCGGATCCAGCACTAAAAATGCAAAAGTAAGCTTGATGTGTTCCTGAACCGCCCAATGTGATCGTCGTATTTGAATTTCCGAAAAATGTCGAATAATATGCTAAAAATGAAGCTGACCCACTTGTTGTAAAAGCACTTGGGAAAGCTGAATATGTAAGGGAAAATTGGCTTCCACCTGAAAAAGTAGAGGTAGCAGCACTACCAAATTGTGTGGAGTTGGCTAAATAGATAGTACCATTGGACATATTAAATATTTGAGCAGTAGAAGAATTGGAAATTATTGCGCATTCCGCTATTGAAATTACTGCGTTAGCATTAGAACAAGTTACAATTGCATATGTATTAGAGGCTTGATTTTTGAATTGACAATTTGTAAAATCAGCAGTTAAAGCAGTAGATCCACTAATTGATATTAAATCAGCGCCATTGGAAACAAATTGAATTCCGTAAAAATTGGAACCTCCTCCCGCTGCAAAAGTTAATTGAGTATTTACTATAACTGGAGCTATTGAAACTGATTGCCCTCCCGATTGAACCCCAAAAGCTATAAGAGTTATCCCTGATGGTATAGCTAAAGACTCCGTATAGGTTCCAGGACGGATTGCTATAACATCTCCCGATGAAGCTACAGCTAACGCTGCGCTTATGGTTGTATGGGTTCCTTCGTACGCATTAGCGCTAACTATAAATTTTGCAGGTCCGTAATTATCTGTTGCTAAAGCGTGGGTAAAAGTACTCATTTTATGCCATAATCCATGTGCCAATTATTGATGTTGCATACCAAAACCCATCCGCTGCCCTAAATCGCAAACTTACTGAATCCCCGATATTTGTACTGGTAGCTGTTCCGGCTGCACTAGAGATGAGGGAGCCTAACCGGATTTTTTGTGTACCTACAGATTGAATGACTAAAGCTCCTGCGGTAGTGCAATAGAACTCAACTAAATCGCCATCTGCTAGGCCAGCTGAAGCGGGAAGGGTTAAAGTGATAGCTGCAGTTACTGAGGAGCCCGAATTGAGGGTAACAGTGGTGCTTGAGGCTTGATCTGAATAAAAAGGAGATTTGATCGTTAAGGTGTTTCCTGATCCACTCGTTTTTGATCCTGATCGGCCCAATATGTTCCAATTCCCAGAACTGGGGGTTAAAATTGTACCATCGTTTCCGGTGATAGTCTCACCCAAACCCGATCCGTTTGCACTGACGAATCCGTTCGCATCAACACTAAATTGAGCTGAATTAAAGTGAGAAACCCCATTATCCCCGATTGTAGAAGATGCAACTGCTTGAGATCTTTGAATCTGAATTGTATAAGTATTTGCTGCTAATGAGTTGGTCTGAATTACATTAACTGTTGAGCTGGCAGCTATTTGCCCACCTGTTACGGTAATATCACCAGATGAATTGGGAAGGACTGGGCTTGTTCCTGGCGCTGTATGTGCATCGACCGTAACACCTTCGATTGCTGCGGTTCCTAGAAGAGTAACATAGCCGTTTGCGTCCACTGAAAATTGTGAATTTGAAAAACTAGCTAATCCAGCATTATTTATATTTGAACTTGCTGAGGCTGCTCCAACTTGTATTTGCCATGTTTCAGTTCCTGCTGAAGTATTTTTTACATAGAGAGGAATGGCATTAGTTGCATTAGCAACGGTGGAACCTAATACATTGATATTATTTGCAACCGGACTGACAGGTGTTAAATCATTACCCGTCAAAGTCTCAACAATGAAAGGTGGCATTGGGCCGGAAGCTAAGTTCTTATATATTTGACTCAATTATTGAACCTTGGCATAAATATATGAAATTGAGAAAGTTCCAGAAGCCCCATTGCCGTAAAAAGTTGTGCCTTTTGGAAAAACGAAGGTGGGCGCTGATCCTGTCGCAGCCCGCAAGTCTAAAACTAAAGCTTCACCCCCTGGAAATGTACGCCAAGTTGTTGTGCCTCCATCGACACTAATTGCCACCGCAACAGTTCCTTGATTATCAAAAATAATATGGGAAACTTCATGGGGCAGCGTGCCGATAAGCACGAAAGAACCGCTCATTGTTGCCGTAAGTTCAATTCCTGTAATGGCAGTACTGCTAATATATGCAGACATTTAGGTGGCTCCAACAGGTTGAGGCGCAGGCGCAGGAGGTTCTTGATCGTCTTTATCTTTACTAGAAGCCATAGATTTGATAGCATCTTCGATTTGACCGATGTGCTTGCCAAATTGAAATAGAGCTTCTTTTACATGCTCTAAAGGAGAATCAGGTTCAGCTAAGAATTGATAAAGTTTGTCACCTACAGTTACTGCAAGTTGTATTAAATTTTTCTGCATATATTAGTTTATGATTAGGTAAGCTATTGTTGATGTATCAGTTGATTGCGAAGACGTAACGGTAAAGCTAACACCTGGTAACCTCGCGGTGACTGCTAATGTTGATGCTACTGTGACGGTTCCCAGGGCTTGAGTTGTTAAATAAATTAATGAGTTTGCTGTTACTGCTGAATTGCTAACTACAGTTGTGGCCGTACCACCTAAAGCGAATGTGCCTGCCGAACACGTAGCAGATGACGTGGCAGCTATTAATAGTTTATTTCCTGCTGTGCTTAGGACTAAATTACCATTCGTAGCAGTAATATTGCCTAAAGTTGCTGTTATTGAAGTTCCAGCCGTCAAAGTAGTGGTGGTTGTTAATGATCCTGGGGTTGTAATGGCCGCAGGCAAACTCAGGGTTACTGTGCTTCCTGATGCTGCTGTAGTGATTTGGTTTGCTGTTCCAGCTATCTTAATATTTCCAGCTACGGGCGTGGCTGTCCCTGTATCACCCGTCAAAGTTGACAGGTCAACGGTACCCCCTCCGGTTGCTACCCATGTAGCAGTTGTTGTTGAATTTACTGTTAACAAGCTTGTGAGCGTATATTCAGAATTTCCAACTGTATTTATCCAGCGTTTTCCGATAGGATAAAGGATGTCTGAAGTTGAAGGAGCGCGAGTTGTTATATGTGGAACTTCAACATTTTCGGGACGCGAACCGAATCCCTGAGTGTATAGATTTGCTTTTGGTTGAATCGTCATTCGTAAATTCCCCCTCACTTAAGACGATAAATAGATAATTATAATTATAGTTATATCATAAAAATTAATTATTTACGTATTAAAAATTAATTAAGTTTTAAATAATTCGTGAATTGGTTATAGTGGATTGGAAATTAAGAGTTTAGATAGAAATGATAACTTATTTTTTGACGATTATTGCAGGATTATTTGCTTTTTTTGGATTTATATCTTTTATTTATGATTTTTTTAATCCTAAATTGTAAGGACTAACGGCCAAACTGTATGAAGAAATTTTGCGAATGCAGTTTTTTGAATTACTTTTTTTCCTAATTCATACTTGACTTGTTTCTTCCCAATATCTTTTGATGCTTTACGTGCTGCCTCAACTTCCTCTTCGCCGATTAACTCACTCAAAAGCTCAAAATTTTCTCTTTTATTTAAAGCTTCATAAAGTTGAGTACCAGTAAGATCTTTTTCTAAATTATTAGATTGAAGTATATCTCTGATTTTTTGTTTTTTAAGAACTTCAAAAAATTTCTTTGCTTCAGGTGTTTTTTCAATATCTTTTTCTAGCTCTCTAATTCCTGATCGAGTGCTCATCATTTCATAGACTTGCTCTGGTTTCATTTTTTGATATTTACTTAATTGCTGAGCTGCTCTATTTTTTGCTTTTTCTAAAGGATTTACTTCTTTTCCTTTAAATCCTAAAGGCTTTCTTTGCTTCAATTCAATAAACTTTTGTCGTGCTTGATTTGCTTCTTCAGGAGAAATAACGGCTTCTAGTTCTGATAATTGTTTATTAAATCCTTCTAAAGAAGATTGGATTGGTTTGTCATAAAATTTTTCTAAATGTTTGTTAACCAAATCACGTTTCATTACATCTAGAATTTTTCTTCCTTCTTCAGTGTTTTTCAGAACATTGGACATTTCATTGAATTCATCTACATCCAAAGAACCCTTATATAACTTTGAATAATCTCGATTTTGCTTATCTCTAATTGGTCTAATATATTCATTATCAAAAAGATCAGCCCATTCTTTATATTCTTTCCTTGCTTCTTGATTGGCTAAGATAGCCGCTTCATTACCCGCTTCCTGAGCCGATGTTTCTACAGCTCCTTGTATTTTGCCAATTAAAGGTTTAAAAATATTTCTCGCATCACCATGAGCAAAGTCATAATCAATCTTTTGTCTTAAACTTTGAACTTGATCAATAAGAATTTGATTATTGATAGGATTTAAGCCAATGACATTACCAGCATCATCAAATAATAATAATCTATTTCTAATGCTTTTTGCCGATGAAATCAATTCTTTTTGAGGGCCTGAAGGAGATGGAATTTGTTCTAAATCATAAATAACATCATCTAAATATTCTACTAATTCAGGTTGTTCTTCGGAAACTAATGAATTAGCTTCTCTAGATTTTTTATATTTCTCATTTACTTTTTTATATTTAGCTTGATCTTCTTTTATTATTTCAGACTTTTGAGCTTTCCCGCCTTCAGTAGTATTTTTAAATTTTTCTTTTGAAAATATCGAGCCAATTTCATTTTCAGGAGAAGTTTTTTGAGTTCCTTTAGGTATTTCTAAATTCAGTTTTTCTTCTATTGGCTTTACTCGGCCTTCTAATGGTCTTGCTTCTTCACCTTTTAATTCTGAAATTTTAGAAGGAAGAAATTTTTCTTTTTGCGAAACTTGACTTTCTAAAGCTTCTTGAGCTAATTTTTCAGATGCTTGTGACTGTGTTTCAAAACCTTGAAGCTCTTTTAAAAGTCCTTCAGCTTGATCTTGCACTGATTTTGGAACTTTTTCACCACCTAATAAAGCTTGTTGAACTTTCTTAGCTTGTACCCAAGGAAGATTTTTTACTTGGTTCCATAAAGCTTGCCCTGCTGCTCCAGCTCCCATTAAAATTAAATGAAGGGTTGCAAATTCTAAAGCTGCTTCACCAGTTTCTTTTCCGAAAGGATTTTCACCCGAAATGACCCTTTCTCCTCCTTTAATAACTGCTCCTGTAAGGGCAGATTTTTGAAGAGATTCAGAAAATTTGCCTGTAAGTTTTAAAGCTTTAGGAAGATTTTTAATTACATTTTGACCTATCTTTGTCCCTGCATCTACAGCTTTGCTGGCTGCGCTAAAGGGGGCAGCAATTCCAGCATATTCACCTGCCTTTTCTGCAAAATTTTCTCCAGATTTTAAACCAGGGATATATTTTGAGGCTCCTAAAGTTGCTCCAGAAAACAATCCTTTATATGCCTCGGCAGTTCCTTTCTCAGCTAATCTTTCAAATTCTTCTTCAGTTTCAGGCTCATAGCCTTTAGACCTAAGTTCTTCTGAAACAATATCCCTAAATTCAGGTTTTAAAGAAGGAACTTTCTTTAAATTTTTCCAATCTTTAGTTTCTTCTTCTTTTGCTCCAGGTGATACAATTTTAAGATTTTGCCAACTCATTAGGAAACGGCCTCGCCTTCAGGATAAAGACTTACTTCGCTTTTGGGCACTTCTCTCACGCTTCCATCAGGGAATCTCATTAATACATATCCACTTAATTGCTCCCCTTCAGAAATAAGTTTATCAATTTCGGGTTTTAACTTATCCCTTACCTGAACATCTATGTCTATAGGACGATAACCTTTATTTTTCTTAACAATCTTATCATATTCATCTTGTGCTTTTAACATTAAATCAGCTGATCTATCAAAGTAATCAAAAATTTGTTCGTTAACTTCTCCACTTTTCAAAAGATCAGGAAGAATATTTTCATACCAGAAAAATTCTCTTTCTGTTGGTCGACCACCAAATAATTTTTTAAATCCACCTGATAAAGCTTTAGTTGAAGAAATTATAGCTTGAGTATCTTTGGTTTGAAATAATCCAGCATAGGGACTTTTCTTATCACTTAAATATTTGAACATCACATTTCTTGGAGAAATGCCAGTAGCTTTATTCCTTACTGCTTTTCTTCCTTCTTTAGTGGCTGACTTAATTTCCTGAGCATTAGAATAATTTTCAGCTAGATTTTTCGCATAATCAGAAGTTTCTTTATGTTCAAATTCTCTTTCCTTTTGACTCAATTCTTTCTTTTTTTGAGCAAGATCTTGTTCTCTATGAATCTCTTCTATCTGGGATTTACCAATATTTTGTAAAGATTGAGAACCAGAAGCCAAGAAAGAACGCGCCTGATTTAATTCATCTTCAAAATTTCTTTCTTGTTCTTGCGTTTGAATATTTGGTTGACTTTGAGAAGATCGAGAAGTATTAAACCCTTGAAGTGCTTGCGCGACTGCATCTCTATCTTTTTGTTCTCTTTCAAAATTTACTAAAGACTTGGCTGTTCCTCCAGTGAGTTCACCTAATATTTCGCTTTCAATTGCTTGCTTTTGTATATCACTTGCTTTTTCCCAAAAAGGAGATTGCTTAATTTTTTCAAGAGCATTTTTCCTTTTTTCAAATTCGGCTTGCTTGGCTTGCTTTTCCATTATTCCTAGAAGCAATAACTTTTGAAGTTCTGGATTACGGACATTCTTAAATTCTTCGCCAAATTTTTTGGATAGTTGCTCTCTTTCTCTTTTGCCCTGCATAGCGCCAAGTAATTGCTGAGACGCATTTCCAGTGCCTTGAGCCAATCTACTTAACCCTGCGAATCTTTGTGTGCTTCTTTCGTTATTTGGGAGTACTAATACCATTTTTCGCCATATTAAATTAAGAAGGGGGCGATTTTAGCAAAAATTTCGGCCATGTCGCCACCAAAGCCAAAAAGTTGAGATAGAAAATCTGATTTGGGAGTCACAACATTTTCATAAGGCCGTTGATTAAGTAAATCGCCGCTCATGCCAAATAAATCTTTTAATGCTTGTTGCTGAAGTCCCATTCGCTTAGCTTGCAATCCCTGGCCAAATTCACTAACTGTTTGGGATGCAGTATTCTGGAAACCGCTAGAATGCCTGCCTCCTGTTCCCATGCCTGAAAATTTGCTTGCCAATCCCCCAAGATTGCTTGTAAGTTTTGTATATGCAGGAGCTTCAATTTCATTAAATAAATCTTCATCGCCTGCTGCAAGCCTTGAAGTATAAGATCCTGGCCCCACATGAGAAAAAAGAGATTTGAATAAGTTCATCATTTCAGGTGTGAAGTTTTGAAGTTGCGAAACATCGTAACCTTTTGGGCTTGAACCTGAGAAACTATTGTATCCTCCTTTATTTGAGGATGTTCTTGCGCCTGTAAATGAAGACATTTTTTTTCTATACCTTTAAATTGAACTTTTAGCTATTGTAATTTTGATCTAACGCCAGCAAAACGTTAGATTATGGTTGAAATATAGTCTTTACGTTGGTCATGAGGCCAACGTTTTTCCTTAAGCTTGACTTATCCATTCCAATATCACTCTTCCGCTTGTTACCGTGGGAGCACCAGCTCCAGCAACCAATAAAATTTGAGTAAGTGAAACTGAAAAAACAATTTGCCCTGCGATAGGAGTTGCATAATTACCATAAATCAATCCATAACTATAAGTAGAGTCAATATAATTCCCACTACAATTAGTAAACTGATTAACATTAATTATATTTATCCCGTGATTAATAAATCCTGCTGAAACATCAGCACTTGTAAAATTAAATACTTTCCTGAAGCCTTCTTGCTTCATGTTCCCAGTTACATACCATTTTTCGCCTGTCTGTGCAGCAACATTAGTAGGGAAAATCCCTCTTGTACATGTGTTTGTTACATTAGCAATGTCTACATAAGATTTATTTACTTCTACGCATAATTGATCTAAATCAGGAGGAAAATTCCTTGATGTTCTCAAAAATGCCACTGGATTGACTACGTTCGAGGCCATTACCGAATTTTTTGACTCCTAGCCAATGACGGTAATTTCCATCTAAACAATCGCACCATTTTCTTTTTGCTTGCCAAGATGCCTTGCATTTGGTTGTACCTTTATAATAATCTTTCTTTGAAAAATGCTTCACTCTCACAAACTTTCTCTCTATCTTAAGCTAATATTTGACTTGCTGAGGTATCTATCACAAATCCATGTAATTCTATTTCTGCAAATTGATTACTTAATGTAATATCACTTAACTGCGCATCATCTAATGTAAATCCTAATTGTATTGTATCACCTATTAAAGATGTATTCAAGCGGTGCCATATTTGCGACTGTTGCGCTGCTGTTGGATTTTGTATATTTGGAACGTAATATTGAAAATTTGTTGTAGTAGTCTGATTCAAAGGAGCAACTGTAAATACTAAAGTTACTATGCCTGTATTATAATTTATTGAAGAACCAATGCTATTTCCCGTTCCAGTTACATTAAAATTTCCTGTTCCATTATCTTGGAAGGTTGCCACATTGCCAACTTTGATAAAAAGGGTGGAAGGCACAAGGGAAGAAGTCTCAATTTGAAACAACTCAAATAAATTAAAAACAAATGTTGTAATAACGCCATTGCCAATGCTTCCTAAGGGTAAATTAAAACAGTTCTGAATGTACAGTTCAGGACTGGTATATACAATTGTACTATATATTAAGGAATTATTTGAACTGCCATCTTCTGGAACTATAAGACTTTGATTATAAGGATCATTAGGATCTTCACTTAAATAGATATAAAGCGTGATTTGGCCGTTCTGAGTCGTAGAAAATAAATACTGCTGGGGGCCAATTCTGGTTTTCCTTCCTCCGCTCCATGATAAAGGGAATTGACGTGTTTGGATAAATGGGTTATAAATTCTCTTTATGAGTCCATTGCCAAGATATGTAAAGCCGCTTGACATTGGAGGATCTGTATTGAACCCATTTGTAGAAATTGCGCCATTATTTGTTTGCAATACAACCTGGAATATTTTTCCATTTATTTGTGGGCCGATAGTTCCAAGTGCATTATTTATAATGATATAATCTCCACCATTCAAGCAATGATTGGGGCAATAAACAGTTCCATCTGAAGGGGTTGCAATACCACCTGAAATATATGGACTAAAAGCGGTGGAGTTTACATTTAAGGTAAATTGTAAAGGAGTTGCAGAAACAACTGTATAAGTATTATTAATTTGAGTCATGCCGACGACTCCAGAAATTGTAATACTTTGACCTGCAACAAAATTGTTGTTTGCAGTTACTACAGCATCAGTTGCTTGACTAATCATTGTAATAGTTGCAGGAAAAGAAATATTTTGAATTTCTAGACTATTATCTTCTTGCGTTCCTTCAGTTCGAATAAGTAAAAATCCTTGCTGATTGCCCCCTACTACTACAGGTTGTAACCCATCGCTTGCACCTGCATTCCAGGGCACATTCCAAGCTTCCCAAGTTTCATAAACAAAACCAACTGTTGCCCATGTAAATTGATTATTTTGTCTTAAAGTTCCATAAGTCGTGTAGGTTTCATAAAAAATAGCCCAAGAAGAATCAGCATAATTATATTGCAATGTTCTTGTAGGGAAAATATAATTGTCTGTTTGCGAAGGATATGAAAAGTAAACCCATTCATTTATATAATCCCTAGCTGCTGTGATGCGCTCGGTGCCATTGTTAAAAAGATTTTCCTCAAAAACTAAATCAGGAATGAGTAAATCTATGCGTTGACTATTGGTCTGGGAAGTTAATAAGAATCCTCTTCCTCCTTTAGTCAGAACTCCTTTATCCATGATTATGGTAGAAAAAGTACTGCCGGAACCAAATTCCGAATTAATGATATAAAATAAGAAAGGATTATAATCATCACCTGAATAAACTAATCTTGCTTGATTATTCGTGCTACCGATAATAAGTACATCTTCATTGCGCCCTATTGTGTTAATTGCTTGACCGGTACCTGATTGCGCCCAGCCACCCCATCCAGTTACATCTCCAAAATAAGCGGCTGCTGTGGCAGTTTCTAATCCAGGAGTTAAAATGGCTGTTGTTGGGGTCGTGGCTAAAGCCACATTCTTTGAAAAACTTGCCGTATAATAGGGAGTTCCATTTTGGCTATAGACAACAGTATCATTGAGATAGATGGGCGTTCCTGTTGAAGTTTGAATGACAGGGCCGAAGAAAAGAAGGCGATCTTTAAATGGAATTATATATCTACATCCAACTAAATAATATTGACCTACTAATTGCTCAGCAATTGAATAGGGCAAATTGCTTAATGGAGGCATAAAATTTACCCAACCTTGCACTCCATTTAGCACCGGATTGGAAACACTGCCATTTGTTGGATCTCCGTCATACCATCTTATACAATCAACTGCTGGGTTTGAACGATTAGTTAAATATTGGGCTATTCCTCCAGTTCCATTTGTTGCGACTATAGCATTTGGAAGTTCTACAACTACATTATTTGCATCAGTTACAGTTATAACATAACCAGTTTGGAAATTAATTCCTGTAGTTGTTAAAACTTCATTGATGAAAATAAAATCGCCAACTACTAATCCATGTGCAACAATATTTAAAGAAACTATTGCTGGAGGGCCTCCAGATGTAACCGTCACAGTAACAATTGGTTTGAATTGCATCCCTAAAGTATGCCCAGTAAATGGAATATCAATACCATTTGTAACCCAAAGTGCGCCTTGATAATTAACCGATTGGAATTGTTGATAATTGAATCCATTCCATGTAACAGGCGTTTCCAGTGTTTTAGGTGTATATCCTGGAAGTGAGGCTGATACAGGAGGGTTTTTATAAAAACTTACATCATAAATAGATGGAGGATTAGTATTTGATAGATTATAGGAATAAGTTGTATCAAATCCTATTAAATTTGGAAATTGGGAAGCGCCATTTATAGTAAAATCTTCAATGCCCATGACTGGCAAATCAGGATAATAGATGAAAGATGCTGTTATGCTATGTCCTGCACCTCCAACAATTGTTATTGATCCAGAAGCATAATTTATCGTTCCTGTGCCACCGGAACTTCCTTGAAGAGTTCCATCAGCATGCAAATCGGTATAGGTTTGTGGGCCCGTGCTATCAATAATGATAACATTGCCTGGCTCAATAGAGGAGTTCACTTGAAGAGCCCAGGAAGTATTAATTAAAATATTTCCTTGTCCATTTGCATCTAAAGTTAAAGTTGCTGTGCCAGTATTATAAACTGTTGAATTACTATTGAAAAATCTTTGAAGTCTTCCCCATAATTCAGTTCCCCTTTTGCGTTTGATACGCCCGCGCCATTGGTAAGCATTTATAAGGACAGGAAAAGAGTCATTATCAACATTGAAAGGCTCAACGTCGGTTCTCAATCCTTTCGTAAATGGGCCAACTATAAGTTTTTCTCCCATATATCCTTAATATTGTAAAATTGCTAAGGAAATATTTATATTAAAAGCAAGAGGTGGATTAGTAGTTATAGTTAAAACTGGATTAACAAATGACCAAGAGATTGAAGATAAAGGGCTACCAGAATTAATTAAAACAACAATATTGTTTGTTGAAACAACATTAGTATTTAAAGTTAGTGTATAGGTTCCTGATCCACCCGATATACTTGCGAAATTATAGGAATTAGTAAATGTTGTTGTTGAAACTGAAGTGACAAAATTTCCAAAAGCTTTAATACAACTTAATAAGTAAATTGCATTTGCATTTTGATAAAATAATTCTGCTACTGAGGATGCGCTTCCTACATTAGTATATAATATTGATGTTGGATCTGTAGGTGCTAATGCTGGAACATTATTAGAATTAAATGTTACTTGTTTATGCTGACCTTGAAGAGTTGTATTAAATCCTATGTGGTCAACATTTATTAGATTGCTTATAGCTGTAAAGTTATTAAGCATTCTTGGTTGATCTGCACTAGGATTATTATTTGCTGCTGGTATTCCAAATGTAAATGTCATTAGAGTGAAACTCCTCCACCATAGTTATTATTGAATCCAGCTCCTTGACCAAATCCTTGTGAATATATGGATTCAGTTCTAGAAGCTGTAAATGTTCGTTGTGATCTTTTCCAAACTAATGATTCTTGTTCTTTAAAGAATTTTTCATTTAAATCTAGTTGTTCAATATCGCCTGTATCAGCCATAATCTTTCTGGCTGCTCCCCTCGCAATGTATTCAGCCATATATGCAAATGGAATTGCTTGATTGGTGTTAAAAAAAGCTGCGGGCGAAAGATAACCATCTACCTCAACTAAATATTGAATGTCTGGAGGACTGCGAAGAGTGATTGTATTATTATAATATAAGAAGCCACGAGGCAAGCCAGATTGATAAAAAAAGCATTGAGCATTGATATTATTTCCTATAGGTATAGGGACATTAAATTTAACATAAGCTTGACCAGTTAAATAATTTATTATATTATTTGTAGCGCTATAGCCTCCAGATAATATTTGATTACCAAAGGGCGCCCCACCAGGCTGCATTAGAAGCCCGCAGTTAACATTTGTATCTAAGAAGACTCCTGAATCGGCCACGACAACGTTTGCGCCTGTAGCGTCCAAAGAAGTTAAATAAACGGCAGACTCAATACTTGTAGAAGGAATCTTAGCCAAAAGAGAAGGAAATGTGGCACTATCCGTTAATGGAGGATCTTGCACAGGATTACTTCCCGCAGCAATGATCCCCGCAATGTCTATATGTCCTCTTAAAATCCCATCAAACGGAGGATTAGGAGGAACATTGCTAGGCACAATAGGAAAGGAGAGAACATAAGGGCCAGCCGTTCCATTCCCGACACCAACAACCCCCAAATTCTGCACGATATTTGGCCAAATATTGTAGAATTGACTCTTTTGAGTCTGGAATGGGACTTGAATACCATTAATATAAACAGGCGGGATTAATCCTTGATAAACAGGAAAACTACCAATAGATTGACCGCCAGGCTCTAATTGTACATTATACAATGGCATATTATATTTATCTACACCAGGCTGAGTTTGGAATGCATATTTGGTTTTTAAATCAAATAATTGCATCCTAGCATCAACATCCATGATCCAGAAGCGATTCAAATAATCTATAATTAGAGCATCTGTAATAACTGAGTTATTAGCGCTTTTAATTATCCTTCGAACATAGGTTATGATATCTTGTAAAAAATTTATTTTAAACTACTACTTTTCGTAATTTTGATTGATGGCATCCACGACATAGCCATATATAGAAAATTCATCAAGCTGCTATTCCCATAAATATTGATTTGCCTGTTGAGCAGGGTTCTGCTGTAAGTCTAGAAATTGTCTTATCTGCTACCATCTGGCCGTACATAGTGGTTCTTCCATCTGAAGCTACTTGTCTGCTTTCATCCATGTAAAGCCTGTGATAAGTACAGCGTTTGATTTGCTCAGCTAAATATCTAGGGCCATTTACAGGTTTATTAGTGGGTACTTCCCAGTATTCAGCTCCAACGCCACCAAATGGATGAGTCCAAAGCTCTATTGTTTCGCCTATAACTTCTTTATTCTCAGCTATGAAGCGTACATATTGTTTTTGGTAGTTCCATTCGTCCCTGAATTTTTCATTGAATTTTTGGTTATCAGCAATGAATTTTTTTGGTTTTAAAAAAATTTCATTTTCTAATTGCTTTGAGCTAAGCTTAGTCTGAGGTTCAACCTCTTCTTTTTTAGCTTCATTCATTCGATCAAGTGTTAATGATTTAACTTGATTATCGAATTCGTCGAATTGTCTTTCTAATTTCTCAGTTTCTGAATCTTGTTTTTTTGGTCTTGCCATTTTCCTCTTTAAAAGTTTGGTGAGATGTTAATAAAACTGCCTGGAATAAATGTTCCGTTATTAGATCTTCCTTTATTCAAAACTCCATAATTTATATCGCCAATAGGAACTATTTGAGGTTTAGTTTTATTTGGGCTTGAAGAAAGTAAAGGATCAGAATTATTTGAATTAAGATTTATAATAACTTGATTAGAGGATGGAATGGATATGACTATGGCTTGTTGTTCATTAAGCTGATATGCACCCCAAAGAGGTGGTATCAAAAGTCTTATGATTTGTCCTATTACGAAATTTAGATTAACAGACGTAGTTATAGTTGTTGTTAATCCGCGCGTAATAGAAGAAATGAAGAATTGGTTTGGTAAATAATTTTGCGGTTCAATAGGCAAATTACTGTATGGAGGCGTTGGATATGTAATTACAGTATTTGTCATAATTTATTTAAGGGGTGGACTAAGCCACCCCTAATTGCTCATTTTTAAGAGTTAATATCAGATAAAATCGCACGGTAGTCGATTACATCTGTACTTGTGCCTGAAATACCAGTACCAATAATGAAACCTTGGAAGGTTGCATTATAATATGCACCCTGGATTGCAGGGCCGTTGATGGTAGAAGCTCCAACAGTTGTGCTTGATACATAACCATTGAATACACTAGGCGATGGATAAAGCATCCCGCCATTGTATAAATATCCACCTGTATTAACATCTCCGACAGCCAAAACTTGCGGAAATGTCTGTCCTGGGTAGTTTGCAAATGCTTGATTAGTTGCAAATGCGGTATATCCAGTAGAGTTAATATTACATACAAAAGTCGTACTATTAGTCACTGAAGTCACATAACCATAAATTGGAGATCCAGGGATTACCAAGTTTGGAAGTGAATTTAGTTGTGTAGTACCGTATGCTTGAGGAATTCTAAAAGCAATCTCCTGACCTTGCACAAAATTGTGAGGGGCAGTTGTTACGACAGTAGTTGTTGTTCCGGTCGTGATTGCAGATATAAAGCTAACACCAGGTGCATATAAAACGGGATATAGGATTTGTTTGAAAGATCCTACGTTTCCTGTAGAAGTTGCAGTGTTGAAAGCTGTATAGTTAGATTGGTTTGTATTCCATGGTATTGTGAAGGTTGTAGCACCTGTCACAGTTATCATGAATGGAATTCCAGCAATTTGCTGCATACCTGTTGTGGCTGATTGAGATAAATTTTGGAAAATTACCCAATTACCAGTAGTCAAATTGTGTGCAGTACTAGTTGTAACCACTGCCGGATTTGCTTTGCTTATGGAAAATGCATTTGAAGTATTATTAAATACAGGACCATATTGAAGTGCTAAAGCTGCTTGAATTGTTGTAAAACCCGTTCCAGAAACTACAGTAGGAATAGATGAACTAGTCCCACCAGTTGGAGCAATCCAACCTGTATAGTCTCCTGCTGTTGTTGTTTGTGTATAACCAGCTGCTGTTTGACCCATATCAGTATACCACCAAGCTTTTGTAATGCAAAAAGTAGTGGTTGTATTACCATTTTGTGCTACTGCTCTACCTCGATTAAAAATCTCAATAAAATTTGGTGTAAATGGTAGTATTACTAAGGTTTGGCCACCATTAGAGGTGACTGATCCTGTTGCTATTCTAGAATATTCAGCCATAATATTACGGGCCTCCTATTGAGCTTAATCTTGTGCAAAGCAAATTTCGGATAGCTGTATCTTGGGTAAGCGCCTGAGCTTGTGCGAACTTAACTGCTAAAGTAGCATTTTGCGCTAACATGCCAGAATAGTATGGATCTCGATAAATTAGATTCATCGAGTACCCATCCTGATTTATATGGGTTATTGCTTGTTTTCCCAAAATTGTATTATAGTAAACGTCATTTCCATTAGCTGATGCAGATCTTGCGACTGGTGCTTCAGATGATGTTAAAATCCGAATGTTGAATACAGAACCAAACTCACTTGGTAGACAAGATGTGTTAGTTGGATAATTCCATTGCGATAAAAATCCTGCACCTGTTAGTCCGTCAAAGTCTGTTTGTAATTCAGTAGAGGATAGCATAAAGTAACTAGAACGTACTGGACCAGTTCCGAACCTGTCCATTCCTTCTATGCCTGACATGAACTTATAAGCATTATTTGTATCTAATGTAGTTGCAACTAAACTGAAGTCTGTAACTCCTAAATTAGATGGATTGTCTCCATTAGAACCCCCTCCAGCCATTATTTGGCTTGCCGCAGATACGATATAGTCACGTAGAATTAGATCCTCGGCTTGTCTCATTGCAACCGCAAGTCGCTCTGAAACCCATGCTAAGACGCCTTCTTGGTCTTGTAGTATGACTTGTTCATTGATGATACAACCAGTTCCAAAGAATGCCATTTGGGCATCTATGATATCTCTTTGCGGAATTTGTGCTGGAGGATCAATTCCAGAATTCCCAAGTTGTACAGTAGGTGGTTGCAAAGCTCGTGGTCGCATAAACCGACATGTTGTACCACCATTAGCTGGCATGCTGACTTTGTCGCAAACCAGTATATAGTTCATGGTAGGTGTTGGAACGTACAACATTGCAGGCGCAAGCGACTGTAATATGAGCGGACCAAGGTTACCAGTAGTAGTAATAGACATTTTTTCAATCCTTTGATTGAAAATTTGTAATAGTGATATTAGATCGGGATACGAGCCTGTTACGTCTTTTTTCTAGATATCGGTATATGAGGTAGCGTTATTTATCCCCTACGCAGATTGCCAATTAACGTTTTAGCGAACGTGAAAATGGTGCACTTCTCAATTTATCGCGCCTAATTCAGTGCACGGCGCTTTAACGCACATTGCATGCGTGGCTATTTATAGTCCACCGTCACGACTTATTTCTTGTGATGCATCTTTTTAAGGGTCTCAGCTAAGTTTGCCCTTTTTCTAATTGTTGGATTTTTGGAATGTTCTGCTTTTTTAAGCTTTTTTTCAGGAATTTTCTCCCCTTCTTTAACTCCCAGATTTTTATGAAGCGCACCCTTTTTCATGTGCATCTTCTGAATCCATTTTTTAGCCATTATTTTTTCTTATGTTTTTTTACAGGGCCACGCTCATGCATTTCCATGCCCATATGTTCATCATATTTAGCTTTTTTTTTGCTTTCTGTATGATTTTTTTTCTTATGTGCCATTAATCCTCAATTGAGTGTTTGTTTATAAATTTATTTTAATACAATTTAATTTTTTAACCAAGTCTCATTTTCGATTGTAATTCTCTCATTTTATTAAAAGCTTGTTTTTGACCCTCAGGACTAAAGTCACCAGCCATATTATAGGGTGCATTTGCTACGTTAGAAGGTTGGTAGTACATCTGTTTTTTGTTATTATCTATTTTGTCTTTGATAGAAGATTCTTCAGATTTGTCTATTTTCAAAGCTTTGATATTGTTATATACTAACTGCTGCCTTTCAAATGAATCTGGCATTTTCAGAATGATTTCAGCTAATTGCGGTGCTTTATCCGCAAATTTCTGAGCATTATTTTGCATAACATCATAAAAATCGGGATGAGATTCTAGCCACGATTCACGTTTAGTTTGATCGACTAATCGTCTAGCTTTTTCTTCTGCTTTTTGATCTATTTTTTCTTCGAGCTTTTTTTCGAATGTGGAAAGCTTTTTATTTAGCTTTTTGTGATCGACATAAGGTTCAGATTCATCATCTTGATCTTCATCTTTATGCGTTTGTCGTTTAACTTCTTCAAGTTCTTTTTCGAGTCTAGAGCGGTATTCTTGCTCTTTCTCCATTTCTCTTTTGAATTTCGCCTCTAATGCTCTGAAATTATATTCTTTGTCATTAGGTTTTTCAGTATTTGTTTGCGCTTCTACTGTCATTTATCTCCTTAACGCGGTTAGTTACGCGAATTTTATTTACTTAATTATTTATTATAATATATTATTAAACAAGTATAAATAAATTAAAAATATGAAACAAAAATATTTTCTTAATAAAGATGCTGAACAATCAGCAAAAAAAGTCGCGAAACTAAATCTTTTTGAAACACATGATCGGCTTGAGCATTTCAAGAAAGATCAACATAATATTATCTTTGAAGGAGCAGAAGAATGCCTAAAGAAGAATCCTGATTCTTTAGCACTTCAAGAGAAATGTCCTTATATCTACTTATTTGCTCATCCAAGGCTTGATGATGATGGCATTAGAACGAGATTACTGTGGCAACCTAGGCTTACAAAACCTAAAGCTCAATCCAACAGCTTCTTATTCAGAGCGATTTCTAATACGGATGTTTTAGAAGTATGTTGGCTAATTCCACCTCCTGAACTTTGGCCACAATACCAGCGTGGTCAAATAGCAGAAGATCCCACAGTTCTGTGGAGTATAAATATGTTTCTGAATAACAAGGCTGAGTTGGAAGCCCCAGCACATGATGATTGGCCAGATAAAAAAATAGCTAGAATTTGGGAAGATTACATTAAAAGTACTAGGAAGAAAACTTAGAATACCATAAGATTTTTATGCATTTAAAAATAAGGAGAATGCATACATGTCAAAGGTACTTTACGAGTTAGTTGGATTTGAAGATATTGATTTTGCTGAGAATAATTTTACTAGAGGTGATTCTTTACCTCCACTAGTGAAAATTTACTCTACAGTAGGAAAGAAGGGCGATCCTTGTAATAGACAAACAATTTTGCTGAATACGCCTTTTGTCCGTTCCGTGGGTGATTTTAGCTTTGTTCTTTTCGGATATAGTCAAAAGACGAATTGCATTTTGATGTATTTTTCAAGAGAGAATATACATGTTAAATCAAAGAAATTTGGTAAGAAACACGGTTGTTCAATTTATCTAGTGAATACTCTTATTAAATATTGGAAGTTGGATTTTGATAAAATTAAGGGATATTATACTCCTGAACTTATCAAAGCTGAAAAAGATGAAGCCTATTACAAGATAGACTTAAATGATCCTAAGCTATAGCTTTAGGAGGAGTTGTTAACTTCTTCTTAGACATCTTTACCATGCCAACCGTTGGAGATCTAATAGTTCCAAGTTTGGCATGGACTCCAGTTCCATAATAATCCCCTAAACCTTTTGAAGATTTTGGCGTATGTGCTTGGCCTTTATAGGGCTTTTTAGTTGGACTTAATTTCATCTATTACTACTGTTTTTTTTGGAAAATCTATCTTATTATCTTTGGTTTCCCAAAGTCTATAATTTAGATCTGCGCTATAGATTTTTTTATCTTTTTGATTGTACCATTCGTCGGCCGCTCTAACATAAAGCGGTGGATCATTATTACTGATCCATCTCACAAAAGATATTCTTGATCTAGGTTTCGTCTAGGAACTTCATCTGTTTTCATGGTTTCAACTCTACCGAATGGCATTGTATCGACGCGTTGTTTAGGATTGCCTTTATGGCCTACGGGGTTATTGAATCCCACTCCATAGTGCGAACCTGCATTAGTAAAACATGAAGTACGTTCGTCGTACTCAGGACATCTAAAATCCCAAGGAGATTTTTTATCTTGAAGTGGAACTTTTGATTTAATTGGATCTTTGAACATTTTGTACCTTATAATGGACGTGTTTGTCCGGCTCAGACTCCAAGTCTAACACGTAAAAAACTTTTCGATCTATTGGCCTTCGAAAATTAAAACAAAAATTAATTTCTAAATCCAGTCTTTAAAGGATGCGCGCGTGTCTTACTTTCACCCATCATTTGAGTTGATTTGATAGCTTCTGTAGTATCTTCGTATTTCATTAAGGAACCAGCACCATTAGCGCTTTCTTCAACTTTTGTGTGAACGCCTTTAGGAAATGTCGGTGATCCTGAACCTGCAAAAAACTTATGGTCATTTATATGTCGTGGCATTTTTAGCCTCCTATTTCTAATATAATACTATATTATCTATTATTTGAATAATTTTCAAATTCATTAATATAATTTATACTATTTTCTGAAAAACCGGAAATTCTATGCCATTGACCATTATTATTTATGCCATTTTGATAACAGCAAACATTTAATATATAACAGTTTGGGATATCTTGCATTTTAGGAACTTGATCATGCGTTTGCTCATCTGTAATGACAATCAAACGATCAATTTTTGTTTCTTTTTTTCTATCACGCTCAAAAACATTCAATGCATTTCCTAAATATGTGCCTTGATTAGACTGAGAAGTCCAAATTGCATCTCTTAACGCCATTCCTTTTCTAGGGGGGACGAATGTAATTGTTTGAGAAAATGAGAATATTTCCATTCTTTCGCATCTCTCCGCAAGAATCATTGCTAATCCAGATGCTGCATCAATACATGACATTTTAGATTTGCTAGAAATATTCGAAGTCATTGATCCTGAAACATCAACAAACACGACTGTTAAACCAGGAATTTTGTCTTTTTCTTGGCAAGTTTGATTCATCAAAGCATTATCGATCAATCTTTCCCAGCGAGGACATTCTTTTGCTGCTGCAATGTATTGGAAAGGTAAAATTGATCTATTTTGTCTTAAAAGTTCTTTAGTTACAAGTTCTTCAGAAACGCCTGATTCAAACATATTCCTAAGATTGCGAATAATCGCAAGCTTTCCCATCTTGCCTTTTTCTAAAAGTTCTTGAAAGCTTTCTTTCTTATCTTGCCCACTAGAGAGCTTAGTTTCCCATGTTTCGGGCGT